TGTTGGCGGTGAGATACGCGATTACTATCTTGATAACTGCGATATCATGCTTCAATACTATTCGTTCGGTTCCAAAAAGACAGCCCCTAAGATACCATCTGCTGCAACAGGTGCTCTTACTACGTTCGACAAGCTATTCCAGCCATCAGAGAGTGGAGATGTACCAACAAAGAAGAAGATATTTGACGAGTATGTCCAGCGTATGGGGTTGACGAACATTCTTTCGGTAGATAATGCAGATACCCTCAAAAAGATGGCTGAACACTGTGCAACATGCAATATACCCCGTGAAGAACTAACAGCTGAGGGTATTCTTGTATGTCCTACATGCGGCTCTGAGGAGTATTCGTTGGTTGTTTCTGATTCTCCTGGATTCCGAGACCCTCCAAAGGAGCGCAACAACTATGCATACAAGAAGATGAATCATCTCAATGAAATTTTGAATCAGTTCCAGGCAAAAGAAAGCACGAAGATTCCCGATGAGGTTATTAGCGAAGTTGTGTGTGAAATCAAGAAACGGCGTATCGATAATATAGCCTCCCTGACAGAGCAGAATATTCGGGAGATACTCAAAAAGCTAGAACGTAATCGATATTATGAGCATGCAACACATATTCTGTCCCGACTCAATGGAAACCCACCACCTACGATTACATCCGAGATTGAAGAAAAGATTAGAGCGATGTTTCAGGAGATTCAGGCTCCTTTTTTGATGTATTGTCCTGACGATAGACGCAACTTTTTGAGTTATGCGTATATTATCTACAAGTTTTTGGAATTGCTCGAACTAGATGAATACAAGGTATACTTTCCTCTCTTGAAGTCCAGAGACAGATTGATTGCTCACGACCAGATATGGAAGAAGATATGCGAATACCTCCAATGGGAGTTTATACAGAGCGTTTAAAGAGATACACACGAATACAGTATAAAATGGGATGTGCTATGTCAATGGAGGCAGAATATTCGCTGAATGCTAAACTGGATAACATTGTTCGCCATCTTCAAGTGAATCAGAAGCTCATCGCTGATGCTGTGAAAGAAGGTGTTATTTCAGTAGTGAAGGCTCGTGAGCTTGCAGCATCTCTACCTCAGATTGCAGATATCTCTCCTGGTCAGATTCATCTGGTGGAGGACAAAGTGGAGCAGGCAGAGGAGCAGGCAGAGGAGAAGGCAGAGGAGCAGGCAGAGGAGAAGGCAGAGGAGAAGGTAGAGGGGCAGGTAGAGGGGCAGGTAGAGGAGCAGGTAGAAGAGAAGGAGGCAGAGGCGGAGGAGCAGGTGGATGAGGAGATGGATGAGGAACAGGAGGCAGAGGAGGTGGACGAGGAGATTCTAGATGAGGAGCAGGAAGAGGAGGTAGTGTATGAGGATGATGGAGATGTCGAGGATGCAGAGGAACTAGATGATGAGAAAATCTACTCCTCTGAGGGAACACAGCCAACCGTGACGTTTTACAAGAATACGTGGAAGTGGTAAAACGAATACCTTACGGCGATAGATCCAAATACTGATAAATGAAGCCCATATTCTATGCATCCGAGGTTGCATCGCTTCTAGGAAAGAACCGATTCAAGCCGCGCGAAGAGAGTATTGTTCGTGTACTGGGCACCACTGCCAAATGGGGACACCTTGTCAAGACTATTCAGAAGGATATGGGTGCTCTATCACGCAAAGATATCGTTCAAATGGCATCCCCTGCTATTACAGAGTCTATTGAGCGCGCTATCGAGGTAGCTGTTGCCTCTGGAACTGACGCCGATATTCAGAAGACTATCGATACATTCCAAACAAATACAGCAAAGACTCTCTTAAATGATGCAATCGAAGGAAAACCTATGTCTCGCGATTTTAGTGAAGCCGCTCAGCGTATCAAGGCACAGACATCTACGATTCAAGAAGAGATTGCAGCCCTAAAAACAGCACCAGTCGTCGCAACACTCACCCAAGAGATTCAGACACAGAGAGGTGTCCGTCTAGAAGCAAAGGCTGAGGATGTATTTGGAGCACAGACGGGGCGTGTTGTTAACCAACGCAATACTCCTGTTCGATACGAATGCGAGGAATACTGTATCGTCGGCTACATTGATGGTATGCAGGATGGCACCCTTGTAGAGACCAAGAATAGGAAGAGGTTCTGGACATCACCACCAGAGTACGATATCATTCAGCTTCGGTGCTATATGAAGATGAAAGGATGTGAGAATGGCCTTCTGCTAGAAACATTCCCAGGAAAGCCTCACCGCAAAACACCAGTTCCTCATTCAGAGTCAGAGTGGAACGATATCCATACAGGTCTATGTGAGGTAGCAGCCGAGATAGACAGTCTTACACACGAATCTGCTTCCATGCTTATTCGGACTGTGCTATCAAAAATGGATCGCGAATAAGAGAATGTCGCTGAGAGACAAAATAGAATGCCAAAGTGTAGCGGTATTAAGAAGGATGGGGTAGCGTGTGAGGTATCATGTCTCAACGACAGATGTGGTAAGCATGACAGGGCGAAGTATACACCAGAGCAAGAGGTAGCAGTTTATAAGGAGTATATATTGGCACGGCTTATGTGGATGAGAAGTCTTGAAGTAGACTATCAGGGTCTGATTCCATGGGTTAATAAGCGTACATTGCGTGAGATGACTATTAATCAGCTGAATGAAGTCATCGAGGACAGCACAACACTTCTGAGGGGACAGTATCCAGATTGGAGAGGTGTGTTCAGCAAGACAGCTAGTGCACGGCTACATGAGTTTCGTCCTCAGCCCGTTGCTGTTGAGGGAGTTCCACCAGAGCTAGTATTGCAAGCAGCACAGAGAACACGAAACGTAAGACGAGGTGAGCAGAATGTTACCCTGATGTATGAGTGGATGGCATACTTTCACAGAAGCCTTACAGGTGATGTCTTGCGCCACATAACGCTTGCAGATATCTATGATACCAACATCACAGAGTTCATTGTGGGACCAGCAATAGCTGCAAACTGGCATAGATTGGGTGCAGGTGCACAGAGGGCTATCCGCTCCACATTTCCAAATTTGCTTGCATTGGGTCAGACTCATATAGCTAATCTTGAAATACACATTCCTGGCATTGTCCGGCGTGATGGCGCTGAATTTGTCAACGACAATCAGAATGTTCACAGGAGCGGAACTGTTAAGTATGTGACAGACATCTATCAGAAGCTCATTGCTATTCCTGTTCCAGCTGATCAGAACACCCTTGGGGAGCTCATCACACATTGCAAGCTTCCACCCAAGGCTATCATTATGCTGACACAACACTACTGTGATCCTGTGAGCATCTATGAGATTCAAGGTGCATATCCGAAGGCTCTTGACGCTGTCTGGGCGTACATCCGGAGCCATCCAGAGAAGGGTGAGCTGTATATGCGTGTAAAAGATGAGCTCACAGATAATGTGGGTATGTGTGCCCAGGGCAATCTTTCGCGTATCTGCAACATTGTGTCAGGGTATCTGGACGGTATAGTTCCTATGCTCTCTCTGGGTGAGCGTGTACAGAATGCTATCGTTGCTATCGCAGGGGATGATCAGGAAGATAAGGTTGGGCGTGCAAAGATTGCTATGAGAGAGGTTGGTCTCCCCGAGAATGAATGGGCTGTATGGCTGGATGCACTCGCAGATATGTAGTAAAACGCCGTAAAACGGATTTGAATAGTTTTGAACCTTTTTGTTTGGTATGGAATCCCTACTACACTCGATCTTCTTGAAAAGCCCTCCCAATCTCTGGGATGCTTTTGAGGAGGAATGCCGAACATATTATAGCGCACCTGCGCACACCTTCACAGAGCTCAGAAACAGAGACAACAAGAAGATTCGTGGAGATATCTTTGAAGAGTTCTGTGTCCTGTATTTGAAGATGGTGAAAGGTTATGACAATGTATGGAGATTGGAAGATGTGCCAGCAGACATATTGGAAACACTATCCTTGAAGAGACCTGACATGGGCATTGATATTATTGCCATCAAGAATGGACGCTATTCTGCAATCCAGTGCAAATACAAGAAACAGAGTACAAAGACCAATATTGTTACCTGGAAAGCTCTGTCTACCTTCTATGCGCTGTGTATGCGCACAGGCCCATGGGACAGATATATCGTGATGACGAACTGTTCGTAGATCG